TTATAATAAAAATTAAAGGGTGAGTTCCGTTATATCTTCCATAAAGATGTCGCATATAGGGTATGTAATCCTTTCTTGTAAGCCTTTCTTGAAAACACGGGGAGCATGGCAGCAAAATACATGGCTTTCAAAGGTGCCCCAAGACTCATATGTGTTTCTTACTGGAGCAATCGGCTCTACTGAGCCGAATGTTGTTAATACAAATCTTGCCGACTCACATGAAACATGTCCTAAACGCTACTATCAATACATTCAGCAAAATACTATGTCAAAATATGACTGGGTAGTATTTGCTGATGATGATACTTTCATATTCCCTGAACGGTTGAAGAAGCTGCTTGAAGGGCTTGACCCTAGCAAACGCCACTATGTAGGGCACGTGCTAAGTTGGCCAGTTATGTATATGTGTGGTGGTGCAGGGTTTGCACTTTCTCGGGCGGCATACGCTGCTTTAAGAGAGTATCTTCTCATTACACCACGTGAAAATCTGGAGTTTCATGAAAAGGCTGATGTAAATATGGGTATGTGGTTAAAATGTATTGATGGGCTTGTGCGCATCGACTCAAAATTATTTAACACGTCTACCCATACGCACGGTGAATCGTCTAAGCCTGATGTTGCAATTTCGTATCATTATGTTACTGAGGAGTTGTTTGGATTGTATGGGGGGATGAGTTGAGAATTAAGCGTATCTTTCGTTTCTTTAGTGTATTGATTAATGTTTTTAATATTTTTAAAGATATTTCTTTTGTAGATTCTTTAATTAATTTAGATAACTCTACCATTTCTGCTTGTGTATATACTTCTTTATATGATTCTAAAAAATACTGTGTAGTATCACTAAGAATTTCATAGTATAAACCGGCAGCTTTCCAATGTGTTCTTTTTACTGGATCAGTAATATGACCTTTATTTTCTGCATCTTTTAATGGGTTACTACATACTGGAATATTATGAAAGGCGGCTGTATCTAACCAAATGTTTGATATAATTTTACATTGATTAATGAAATCCTCTAAGGATAGTTCATTTTTCATAGAGTTACATGAGCCACAGCATGGTCTACAATTTTCAAATGTATAGCCACGAATATCATTATTTAGTCTATCAATTCCAATCCCAAGATGAGATTGATATCCACATAGATAACATGCAGAGCGTGTTAACCAATCCCATTGATCTTCATTTAAATTAAATGTTAAATTACGTGATTCTGCTTCTTTTATATATGCAATGCGATTTACATAGCATGAACGAGTATAATAGATTGACCATTGTTTAAAAAAATCTTTTGTTGAAGTTAATTTTTTTGAAATAATTTTACATTTTTCTATAAAAAATAAAGGGTGATAAAAGTGTTTCATACGATTACACTTCCAACATGCAGAAACACAATTTTCTTTTGTATAACCTATATCATTATTTATACGGTCAATCCCATTTGTTTCAGAATCACTTGTATATTTACAATAATAGCATGGACTTGTTACAAGAGATGTAAATGCTTCAAAATCTAAGGTGAAATCTCCGTGTCCTCTTTTTGGCGAATCTTTAATATAACTCTTATAGTATTGTTTTAAGTTTTTAAGGTGTTCAGCCTTATAGTTTCTTACACGAACTCTTTTTTTATCTTGATTAAATTGTTTTTCAGAACATGTTTTACATTTTAAAGACTCATTATTATATTTTGTATTAAATACTTCAAAATTTGTTTGACACTGAATGCATACGCGCGATAGACTTTCATTTAATTGCGATGCTTTTGTAATTTCCTTTTTTTTACTATAGCGTTTAGAATCTACAACTCTGTTCTTCTGTAAACAATCATCGCATGATTTTTTGTCCCCTAAAATATTTAAACATCCTCGTGCAATATCACAATATTTTATCCCTTTTTCTTTTTCTTCTACATAATATACATCTCGCATATGTTTTTTACAAAATGCCCCAGAAAGAATTTTAAATTTACATCCATTATGACCACATGCTATTGTTTTTTTGGTTTTAGAAATTCTACATGGCTCGCATGATGTAATATTATTTTCAATATCTATTGATGATAATTCAATATTACAACCTCTAAAGAAAAATCTACACCATTTTTTTCCAGATTTTATTCCTTCATCATAAATCTTATTTCTTCCATGTCGCCCACAGTAGTCATCTTCATTAGATGGAAATTCACACAATTTTCCCTTTCTTGGACCTTCTTGTATAACAGCCTTACACATCTTTAGTACTATACTAATTATGTGTAAAGTCTTTAGGCAGTTGTCTATGGATGCCGGGATATAACCCATTTTGTCCCCGGATTCGGTTTAATCTGATTTTTTAACCGATGACATGTTTTGTATTTTTTTAGATTTTTTACGTCACACTCATGTGTATCCAGATTCTTAATTGGAGTAAGCGAGTCCCCCCATGCCGCTCATGACACGGAGCACGTTGTAGTTCGTCGCGAAGACATACACAGACGCCGTGTTTAGCGTGCCAACCGCGTTGTTCGACACCGTGAGGAGGAGCGTCGTGTTATCAATGCGCGATAAGTTGCACGTGCCAGAAGGCTGGTGCTGCTCAGGCTGGAGCGCGAACGAGTACACGTTGATGCCGACGGCGGGCACGTTCGTGTGGTGCTGGTAAGGCTGGACTAAGTTGAAATACGAGCCCTCACGCACCTGGAAGCGGTCGTGTCCGTTGAGCTGGAGGAGCGCCGTAACGACGGGGTTCTTGCCCGCCATGCCCTCGACACGCGTGACGGAGTAGCCTGACTCGAGGACGGAGCGGTCCCACCAGTCAGAGAAGTTGAAGGGCTGCTGACCCTTCCAGCCGTTGATGACCGTGTCGTCGCACGACGTGAACGAATCGCGCTGGACAACCCAGATGAGCTCCTTGCAAGGGTGGTTGAAGTTGAGCTTGAGCTTGTTCGACGACGACGTGATGGACTCCTGACCCGTGAACTGGAGCGTCTCGATGAGGTACTCGTGGGAGACCTGCGCGAACTTGCGGCGCTCGTCCGTGTCGAGGTAGATGTAGTCAACATAGAGCGACGCCGCAACAAGGTTCTGCGAGTTGACACGGTCGCGGATCGTGTGGTAGTTCGACGTTAGCTGGGGCGTGATGTCCCAGCAGAGGTTGCGGAGGTCGTTGAACTCGAGGTTCACGCGGACCTCGTGGTACTGGAGCGCGATGAGCGGGAGCGCAAGACCAGGGTTGCGGCAGAACCAGAACTGGAGAGGGATATAGAGCGTGTACTCAGGCGAGCAGTTGCGAACCTCGTCTAGCGAGTTGGGCTCGCCACCGGCGCACGCCGAGTCGCACGTCTCACCGCCCTGCACGATTAGGTTCGTGAGCTCAGGCACATTGCCAACCATCTTGGAGTAGCCCGCCTGCTTGCCCGCCTCCTGCGTGAGCTCATTCCAGATGTGGAGCCAGTTGCCATAGTGCTTGTCGATGCGCTGTCCACCGATCTCAATCTCAACGTTGCGAATAAGATTGTGACCGACCCAGTTGAGCCAGCGGAACTGCGCACCAGAGCCGTCGAGCAGCTGGAGCTGAACCGAGGGGAGCGTCGCCTGGAGGTAAACACGGTGGATTAGGTCACCGTTGCGCTGGATCGTGCACGTTACCTTCTTGCCGAAGCCAGGCGAGCCGTTGAAAGGGTTCTCAATGGACTCCATGGCGAAGTTCGTGTGGCGGCGGTATACCACCTTGAAGAACGTAATTTGGGGGTTACCCGTTAGGTAAACGTCTTGGGCGCCATAGGCAACAAGCTGCATTAAACCACCACCCGTCATTTAGTTTATACCCTCAGTTTAGAAAAAAATTTAAAGATGGGGGAATTATTTGGTAATTTCCGTGCCGGGAGGGATACAATTTGGGAGTTGTGCGCATTCAATAAATTACGAAGGATGGTCTAAACAATCAAACCCTGTCAATCACAGGATGGCAGCAAAGAATGCATTTTTTAATATTCGCCCTACACGAAGAAGTAATCCAGAGGCGCGCACAACCCTGGACGCCCTTCACACATTTCAAATTGATAAACTAAAAGAAAAACAGTCTACAATCGATGAAAAGAAACATGAGTTAGATAATTTGGAAACAAGCATTAATGCAAGGGGGTCTGAGGACGTTTCTGAATTAAAGGTGCAACATATGCGTCTTACGGGAGAAATTAACTCTATCCAATCAAACGATGAACTCTATGAATACTTTTTAAAAACCGGTGAAATTTTATATAACTATTATGACATGCAGGATAAGATTCAGAGCGGGGTTGAGCCTATTGCAAAACGCGCCAGCTCTACAGCAAATCCTGGAAGTATATTAGCCGCCCTTGAAAAGGCATCTATGGACACAATGTCAACAAATGTGCAACCCGTGCGCCGAGGAAACGGGGAGGTTCTTCGGCGTGATAAGCTTCTAGAGGAATATTTACGAAAGGTGGATCCGGCTCATGCACGAACCTCCCACGAAATTGAATTTGAGTCCTTTGGAAATTGCCCGACCTGTGAGACGGAAATGACCTTTAGTGCAAATGAAGCCGTTTTTACATGTGTAACATGTGGGTATCAGGATTTTGTATTAATTGATTCTGATAAGCCGTCCTATAAGGACCCGCCGCGCGAGGTAAGTTATTACGCATATAAGCGTATTAATCACTTTAATGAGTGGCTTGCGCAATTTCAGGCAAAGGAGACAACTGAAATTCCCCAAGAGGTATATGATGCAATTTTGGTAGAGCTCAAGAAGGAACGAATTATGGATTTTAGAACACTAAAGGCTTCCAAGGTCAAGGAAATTCTTAAGAAATTGAAATTTAACAAATACTACGAGCACATTCCTCACATCATAAACCGTCTTAATGGACAAACCGCTCCCGTTATGAGTCGGGAAATTGAAGAAAAACTACGTTACATGTTTAAGGAAATTCAACCCTCGTTCCAGGAGCACTGCCCTAAGGGACGCAGCAATTTCCTATCGTATTCCTATGTTCTTTATAAATTTTGCGAGCTTCTAGAGCTTGATGAGTATCTGCCTTGTTTTCCCCTTCTTAAAAATCGTGATAAGTTATATGTGCAGGATAAAATCTGGCAGAAAATCTGCTCGGATTTATCATGGGAGTTTATTAAGTCAATTTGATGTAACAGCAAGTGCTGAAGTTAAGCACTCCTAAAGGAGTGCTTAACTGAAGCATACTTGCCATCAGATGTGTTATAAACCAAATTAAGTACCCCCTGAAAGGGGGTACTTAGCTTTGGTATAACACGGTATTGTGCCGAAGCATACAATACAGCTGTGATGTGCTAGCACATCACATATTAACGCATCGGGAAACCAACAAGGTTTGCACCTAGACCAAAGCCAGCACCAGCGCGCGCCGCACCACCATATACAGGGGGCATTACCTTAAGGTCAAGGACAAAGAATACAACCGCAGCCGTAGTTGCAAGCGTTAGAACTTCCTTTGTAGGAAGCGCATGCTTAGCAATAAAGACCGCGGCAATGGCAACAGCAAGACCCTCAACAAGCGCACGTAGTATGCTTACAACTAGTGCAGCAACCATTGACATTCTACATACGTTAAATATTTTGATTTCTTTAACGCATCGGGAAACCAACAAGGTTCGCACCTAGACCGAAGCCAGCACCACCACGGGCACTCATTCCAATGCTCGGGCTTACAACGTCAAGGATGGCAAACACAGCCGCCGCAACAAGGGCAAGGCTGAGAACATCCTCAACAGGAAGCGAGCGCTTGGGGATAAAGATGGCGGCGACCGCAACAAATAGACCCTCAACTAGGTATTTGATTACACGGTTGACAACTTCGGATGTAGCGTTCATTATATTTCTTGTTGATATTTTTATTAGGCTCTTGTGCCGGTCTAAACGCCTGTAGATCTACAAATACAGATTCAAATGTCTGCCGAGCCACGTGAAGATTTCCTAACCGAAGACGCTGAGATTCCTGGGCAGAAGTTTTGCCTACTTAGCTTTCTAAGCCCGGAGAAGATCCTTGCAGACAAGAACGTCTTTTTCTTTTCCAAGTTTCTTGAATCGTTTGAGTATACGCAGCGTATAACGTCTTTTGAGGAGTTTCTTATGACAACTGTTAAGTCAGTAAATGATAAAATCAATACCGATGCTGATAAGGCAGATTCTATGGATCTAAGTGGAGTTGCACTAAGTCTTCGTAATAGCCGTGTGCGTATGGATACGGTGATGGACGAGTTTCAGAAGTTTGTAAAGGCAAAGCAGGAAGATCTAAAAGAGACGAAGCTTAAGAGCCTTTATGATGAGTTTATATTCGCGAACCGGGAGAAGCTAGAGGAATCATTTTATGTTAAGAATGAGTTCCGGACATCCGTTCGCGGTCTAAAAATCCGGGGAGTGTATGCCTCTAACGAGGAGGCAGTTGCCCGTTCAAAGAAGCTCCAGCGTAATGATACGATTCACAATATCTTTGTTGGCGAGGTCGGTAAGTGGCTTCCTTGGGATCCCGCGCCCGCTGATGTTGCTGAGCAGGAATACGCAGAGGAAAAGCTCAATACGCTCATGAAGAAGTATAAGGAGAATGAGGATGCGCGTGAGCAGTTTGAGCGTGAAAAGCGTTCAAACATGCAGAGTTCAAAGCCTCGCGCCGGACCTTCAGCCGAGCCTTCTCTAGTGGGCGATGCACTTGCTGCTGCAGCGTCAACAAGTGCTGCCGAGTATAACCAGATGTTTGGCGATTCTGGTCCGGCTGATCTTGCAATTGCACGTAAGATGGAAGCTGCTCCTTAAGGGCAAGTGCCTGAAGCATACTTGCCTACATATGTGTATGATTAGCGAATGAAAATCATTCTTAGATCATATAGATTTATTTAGGCCAGTAGTTATTTGTAATAGCTGGCATGACAGACCGGCATGTGTTCTCCTGACAGAATTCACCCTCCTGGCATGTTACACCCTTGCAGTCCGTGTCACGGAATCCCTCGGGAAACATGGGGGCAAATCTGTTCCGTAGCCAAGGAAGAAAGGCTACAACAACAACTAAAAATAGTGCAAGTCCTACAAGTCCAAATCCTCCACGTCCGCTCATTCTGTAATGTTAAAAGAAACTTTGTTCCTAAGGAAGAACCGGAAGGGGGTTCATCTCTACTGGCATTGTCAGTTCATACGACATGCATATTCCATTTGCACATCTGAGATTCTCAGCACAGGGAAACAGATCTACACCACATCGTGTCCCCTTTGCACCCACTGGAGTTCCTGTGTTTGATGCAAACCCTTCGGGGCGTAAGATACCCCTGTTTAAAAGGGGTACAATCCGAACATATCTATCAATTACTAAAAGGGCTATTGCAATTACTAAAAGTATGCCTAAATGATACTTCATCACTCTACCTACACCGTATTTAGAATTTACGAACATTTATAGATGGTCCCTTTAGTTTTCTTGCAGCATTTGGGTCATACGGACTGGAATCCCCCTCCTTATCCATATACGCCTGCGCTGACGAGTGCTGCCAAAATTCGGGCGCTCCAATTCTAAATTCGGGCTGAATTGTTGCCTTATACCAAAAGATAGTGTCCTCTAACTTGGATGAAAGGCTTGTATTATCAATTACAAGAACCTCAAAATTCTGAGTGCACTGGTCCATAATTTGGCAGAAAAATTCAAAGGAAGGAAATGCCGATGCATAGTTATCGTAAATGCGCTTACGATTGTTTAGATACGGCTCGCGTAATATAAACACAAAATCCACGTTTGTTCTTAGCGCGGGCTGAATTCCAAGAGGATACTGCATTGTAATAAGGAAGAATGTCTTCCAGTGACGACCGTTCATGAAAAGGTTACGAATATTCTTATCGTGTGTCCAACTATCGTCATACATACAGTCGTCTAGAATCATAAATGAACGTGGGTCAAGGCGTGATTTTACACCACGTGACGCGTCCTCGCCAATCTTTGCTACAATCATCCGCTGGCGCTTCACGTAGTTTGAAAGAATAATTGGATTGAATTCATTATGGATAAAAATCGAGGGAATCATCTTACCGTAGAAGGAGTTTGACTCTTCTGTGCCGCTAATCACAGTTCCAAGGGGCATGTCCTGGTGATGATAAAGAAGGTCGCGAACAAGGGTAGATTTTCCTGTGCGCCGCCGACCGATAAAAATAACAACTGCATCCTGCGGAATACGCTTCATGTCAAACTTCTTGATATTAAAATTCACGTGTGCCGTAGATGATGCCATGCTAGTTAAGTATAATCAAAAATTTTGCGGTTTTATACATGAACACGCTTCTCAGCTACTCAAAGATGAGTCAACTCCGGGGGATTCAGTTGCCTACTCCAAAATTCTGGACCGGTCCATTATCGGAGGAATTACTTCGGGTCAATGGCTACAAAACTCTCCAGACCTTTTTTCCAACTTTGACAAAAGTCTTCAGACTTGCAAAATGGAATTCAAATGAGGAAATT